GCGCTTGGGCGGAAGCTCTTGCCGACCGAGGACATCCACCACATCAACGAACGGCGCGATGACAACCGACTCGAGAACATGGTGGTGGTATCGCACGCTGATCATCTGCGGATGCACTATGGAGATCGGTTCGTCGATGCGGCCGGACGCTTCATGCCCGGCAAGCGTGCGCGCGAACCCGTCAACGCTGGTGACGCGTTGACGTTGTAGTGTAGGATGCTGAACACACGTCGAAGAACTCGACAACAGGAGGATCGATCATGCCAATGCTGGACGTTGCATCGCTCAAGAAGTTCGCCGGCAAGAGTGGCGGGATGGGCCTGAAGGGGCCGCCGCCGATGCCGGAAGAGGAAGTTGACGACGGGGACGAGGACGGCGGCGACCTGGCGCAGACCGACTCGGAGAAGCTGGCAGCCGCGGCGAAGGTCGCGATGACCAAGCTCGCCGATGCGGTGGCCGCGGCGCAGGAGGTCGTGGCACTCGCAGAGATCTGCGAAGACTGCGATGACAAGATGCTATCGCAGGTCAACGAGCTGTTCGGCGACATCGGGCACGTCGAGGAGATCGCCAAGGAGATCTACGCGGCGACCGACGAGCTGGCCAAGGCCGGTGCCGAGGAACTGGACGATGAGGTGGGCGAGGGCGGCCCGGCATCCGAGGACCAGCTCCTGGCGCAGACCGTGGCAGAGGACGTCGAGGCGGGCGAAGTGGATCCCGAACTCATGCAGCTCATGGCCAGCTTCGACCCGGCGAACAACCCGCCGGAGTGGGTCGCGGACGAGGACACCTGGGAGCGCGCGAAGGAAGCGGTGGACCCGGAGGGTAAGGGCGCGGCCTACGACAATCCGTGGGCCGTCGTAGCTCACACATACAAAGCTATGGGGGGCTCAACGAAGTAGCCACCAGTGATCAACCAGTTGACACCGAGCGCGCATACTTCTAGCCTATCGCTATGCCAACTCCGAGCGTGTTCAAGCGAACGCCAGCACCCGCGGTGCTCGATGCCGAGCAGATCGCGGAGACCAAGCGGACAGGGATTCTGTATCGCGAGGCCGCACAGCCGAACAACGCTATCGCGGTGCCGGTGGATGGTGAACTGCGCTCGAAGATGGGGGATCTCGGTCACGGCGGGAAGCCGGCGCCGACTCCTATGCGCGCTCCGTTCAGGAACCTGAAAGGGAGCTGACATGCCAGATCAGAACCTGCCATCGCTCCGGGATATCGCGGTCAAGAACGCGGACCCGAAGTCGCTGAAGGGCGGCATCGACTACAACGCGGCGGCCGGCGTGCCTCAGAAGCCCGGTCAGCCAACCGCGCCGTTTGTCGATTCGTCAACCAAGATCCCGCCGCCGGTGAGCAAGCCGACGGGTGGCGCGATCAAACCGTTCAAGGTCAGATAGGAGGGCAGCCATGCCAGACGTGAAGCAAGTCGGACAAGGGCGCCAGTATAACGACTACACCGACGCCTACGATGCGGAGAAGGGCAAGTCCGTGGACGTGACGCAGTCGATTCCGCTCGAGGATCGAACGCAGCAGTCCTCGATGCCGAAGGCGCCGGACCCGAGTCCGTTCAAGCTCGGCGCGATCAAGAAGTAGGGCGCTCATGGGCAGCGCCTTCACATTGTCGGGCAGCTACACCACGAAGCCTGCGGGCTCACTGAGTGCTGGTTGTCCATCCGTCGAATGCGCGATCTCGGAGGTCGTGCAGCTCGAACGCTACCACGTGGACCAGATCCAGTTGTCCGGTGACACTCCGGTCGCGGTGAACTTCGGCGGCATCACGAACGCCGCAGTCATCGTGGTCAAGGTGACTGGCGCGAAGGTCCGCGTGCGCTTGACCTCGGCAGACGGGTCGGCGCAGTGCGTGCCAGTCGATGACTGGTTCGCAGTTGTCTGCCAGACCGTGCCTGTGACCGCCATCGATGTGACGCGGGCCGCAGGCGGAGCCACAACCGACGTTTGCGTCTTCCTGGGCGAGCAGCCGTAGGAAGAGAAGAAGGGGATTCATGTCCACAGCCGACTACACTGTCAAGAACGCGCTCGATGACGCGGAACCGAACCAGATCGCCGATGCGCTGCGCAAGGTCGCACTGGGCACGGTGCTCACGCCGATCATCGAGACAATCACGCTCGCCAGCGTGCGCAACCATGTCCATCTGCTCACCGACACCGTGGCCAAGAAGGCTGCGTTGGTCGTGCAGGCGGTGGAGGTGACCAACGTGGCGGGCGGCGCAGCCGATCTCGGCGTGCGCCTGGTGGCGCCGAGCGGCGCGACTCCGGCGGCCAAGGGTGCCAAGGCGTGCGGTGTCGCGACGCTCAGCGACGACGGCGACATCATCACCTTCGAGGGCACCGTCAAGGCCATCAAGGTGAAGTACATTCCGATGCCGGCGACGGCGCTCACCGACAAGTTCGTGGCAAAGTCGTAATCCTTGCGGTAGCAAGGGCAGGAGGAACGGACCATGACCACGAACTACACGATCCAGAACGCGCTTGACAACGCCGACCCGGACGAGATCTCGGACGCGTTGCGCAAGGTCGCGCTCGGCGCTCTGATGACCCCGATCATCGAGACAATCACGTTGGCAGTCGAGGCGGCTGCCTTCGACCTGTCCGTTGATTCGGTGGCCAAGAAAGCCGCACTGCTCGTGCAGGCGGTGGAGATCACGAACGCGGGCATCGGTACCGCAGACGTGGGGCCGCGGCTCGTGGCGCCCAGTGGAGCGACTCCAGCAGCCGCCGGGGTGCTCGGATGTGGCGTCTGCACGGTCAGCGATGACGGCAAGGTGTTGACGTTCGAGGGGACTGCGCTAGCGATCAAGGTGGCGTGGATCCCGATGCCGAACGAAGAACTCACAGATCGATTCGTAGCGAACTCGTAGCACTCCACCGCGGAATGGTCCGAGGTAGAGAAAGAACAACCCAGCGCGTTCGTGGCTGATGCAATCACTGAAACCATGCCGACCGCTTCCCGCCAACGCGACGACGGCGGAAACAGTCGGATCAGGGATGCCAGGCACGGACTAGGAGAGAGCGATGCCGGACGCGCACATCGAGCAGGTAGCCGAGTCAACGGCCAGTCTCGGACTGGCCACGGAGCAACCGGAGGCCACGGTCAATCCGCCAGGGACGAACGGGAGCAACGGACGTTCCGCGGCGGGCGCAGAGATCGACGCAGACGATGCAACGCTGTCGATTCAACGCACGGGGTCGATGTTCCAGATTCCCGCGTCGGCATTCAAGGCTCTCAAGGAGCGCGAGCGGGCGCGCGGTCAGCGCGAGGCGCAGAAGCTCCTGGAGGCGAAGCTCATCGAGGGCAGCGGGTTCGGCTCGCTGGAAGAACTGATGACGGCCATCCACGGCTTGAATGACGGTGACGAAGGAAAGGAAGCAACGATGCCAGCGACGAATGACAAGCGGCCCGAGAGGGCAACGACGCGCACGGAAGTGCGGCGGCCACAACCGCCCGCGGACCGGCGTCAACCGCCAGCAGCGGATGATTCGCTGCCGGCCGGGCTCACCCCGCACATGCGGGCGCGGATCCGCAAGGAGCGCGAGGCGAGCCGTCTGATGATCGACAAGCTGCGCCGCAAGGCGGCGACCGAAGAGAAGCGCCGGAAGGTGCTGGAGCAGAACGCCGAAGAGATGAAGGTCGAGATGGCCATGCGAGAGCTGGCCGTGCAGAACGGGGTCAAGGATCCCGACTATGCACTCGAGCTTGTCCGGCGCGAGCTGCGCACCAAGTCCGACGAGGATCTCAAGGCGTTCAAACCCGAGGACTACTTCGGGAAGCTCCGAGGCGATAGGCCGTACCTGTTCGGCGAGCACGTGGTTCCGGCGCACACGGGCGCAGGAAGCAATGGCGGCGCACCACCTGCGCCACGACCAGGAGCAGCCACTCAGGCCAGCGCGCAAGCGGAGCAGATCGACGCACGGAAGATGACGCCAGCGGAGTTCAAAGACCACCTGCGGAAGCGCGGGTACGTCACGAACTTCACTGTCTGAATCTCGGCTCGATCACGTCTGCCTGTGCTGGCTGGTGGCAATTCAAACCACTAGCAAAGCAGAGGACAGACCATGCCCGACTACAGTGTGATCCTTCAGACCCCGCAGATTCGCAGTCTCGTTCAGGAGAAGATTCTCGAGCGCGCCTTCCACGAGGCGATGTTCCCGCGCCTGCTGTTCAGGGCGGAGGCAGCCGAGGTCGAGTGGCCGGCGAACGTCGGCGACAGCCAGGTGTTCACCGGCGTGGGCCTCATGAAGCCCAAGCTGAAGCCGCTGGCTCCGGGCGTGGACCCGGTTCCGAGCGACTACGAGAAGGAGCAGTGGGAAGCGACCCTGCAGCAGTACGCCGACAGCATCGACACGCACATGCCGACGTCGGTCAACGCCATCGCGAACCTGTTCCTGCGCAACGCCAACCAGCTCGGCCTGAGCGCCGGGCAGACGTTGAACCGCGTGGTCCGCAACCGGCTCTACAATGCAGCCGAGGCTGGCCACACGGTGGCCGACGGCGCGCAGGGGCCAGTGGCGACGCTCCGGGTGAAGCGGCTGAACGGCTTCACCAAGGCGCGGCGGCCCGACCTGGCGAACGGTTCGCCGGTGCGGTTCGCGACCGTCAGCGGGAACAACCCGCTCACGATCCAGATCTACGACACCGCCGGCCCGGCGTTCGTGACTCGCGAAGTCACGAGCTACACGGCCGACAACGTGGGCGACGAGTACGGCCCGGGCACCATCACCTTCACGGGTGGCAACGTGACCGTGCTGGATCGCGCGGCGGTCATCGCGAACAACCGCACCTATCTGGTGCGCGTTGGTGGCGGCTACAAGATCGACGACGTGGGCACCAGCGACACGCTGCGGCTCCAGGATCTTCGTGCGGCCATCGCGCGGTTCTGGACGGTGAACGCGGCGGAGATGCCGGACGGGCGCTTCCACTGCCATCTGGACCCGACCAGCCAGGCGCAGGTCTTCCAGGATGACGAGTTCCAGCGGCTGCTCACCGCTCTGCCGGATCACTTCATGTATCGTCAGTTCGCGCTCGGCGAGCTGCTCGGCACGGTGTACTTCCGCAACAGCGAGTGCCCGCAGGTCGAGACCGTGGGCGACGGCAACCCGGCGGTGTACACCACGGACGATCCGTTCGCGGGTGAGCTGACGAACAACGGCGGCGCCACGGGCGTCCGCGTCCACCGCGCGCTGCTCATCTCGCAGGCGGCGGTGTTCGAGTACTACCAGGCACTCGACCAGCTCATCACCGAGGCCGGCGTCACCGGCAAGGTGGGTGAGGCGACGCCGAGCAGCAACGGCATCGAGATCGCGGCCGACCGGATCCAGCTCATCATCCGCGCGCCACTCAACCGGCTCCAGGACATGGTGTCCACGAGCTGGAAGTTCATCGGCGACTGGCCGGTGCGCACCGACGTGACCGTGGGCGATGCCGCGGCCTTCAAGCGGATGTGCCTGGTCCAGCACGGCGAGGCGTAGAACCAGTCTGACGAGGGCGGTCCGACGAATCGTCTCGGAGGATCGGACTGCCCTCGTCGGTTTCTCGCAGTAGGAGGTGGCCGATGGCGCAGCAACCGAAGGATCCGCTCGAGGCGGCCAAGGTCAAGAAGGCAACACCGCCGACTCCGGCGGTGGTTCCGTCTGTGGACAACGGGTCACCGGACCCGAACGAGTGGAACGGCGGCCCGACGAAAGACATACCGCACAAGGTGCCACCGGCGCCCATCGTGCCGCCTGCTCCAGAGCCTCCGGCCGCGGTGCGACCGCCGCCGCATCCGTCCCTGGCGCCGTGCGCCTCGGGCAAGTGGGTGGTCGCCAAGGCCAAGGTCATCTCGTGGTTCGGCGGCATGACCACGCTGGCCAAGGGCTCAGTCATTGGAATTGATAGCTACGGGCCGGCGGACTTCGAGCGGCTGCTATCGCAAGGCGTGCAACTGGAGCCGGTGGAGTAGCCAATGCCGCTCAGCCTGCCGGAGAAGGAACGAGTCCGCTATCACCTGGGCTATCTATCGGTCCAGCCAGCGGCATCCATCCAGTTCGGGCTCCCGCGGCCACAACAAACCCAGTTCATGGTCGAGTCGGCCATGAACTTGCTTCTGGAAGAGGCGATCCCGCGAGTCCGAGACACGCTGGACACGCTGGATGGCATCGAGTGCCGGTTGCGTGACGGCGCGTTGGATCGCCTGGCGGCCAAGCGGCTGGGCGATCTGGAGTTGCGCGATGGCGAGCCGGAACTGCTCGAGGACGAGTACAACCGCTGGGCGAAGCGCCTGGCGGACATCTTCGGTGTGCCACTCTACCCGTACGCGGCCCGGTTCAAGCGCGGCGTGCGCACGGGGACGTTGCAGGTGTCATAAGTGGGCTGCCGTGACGAAAGGTTCACGCTTCTCACGCCGGCCGAGTTCAAGAACTCGCTGGCGCGCAAGCTGATCCCGGTCGTTGACGGCATCCGCGATCTACGGACTCAATTCGGGCTGCGCCCCTACCAGGTGCGGTTGATCCGCACGCAGTGGACGGGTGGGAAGCGCGGGCTCGGGCAGGAGTTGACGGTCATCGACCTACCGATCCTGCCCACGCCGCTCATCTCGGACTTGACCGGCGTGGCGCTGACGGTGACCCCGTCGGCGCTCGAGGAGTTGGGCACCATCGTGCTGTCCGAGATCAGCGGTGCCTACTCAGACGACATGCTCCTGGGCAAGGATGACCAGGGGAACGGGCCGGGGCCAGACGAGGACGTGTGGTACGAGGTCGCGCTGCTCGGCCCGACGGGCGAGATCGCAGCGCGGCGCCGGTTCGTCTGGCGCTCGTTGCCGGCGTACCAGGCGGCGCAGTTCCAGTGGCTCATCACGCTGGAGCGCGCCTACGATGACCGGACGCGGGCGGGGGACGTGCGATGATCTTCCTGGTCATCCGCACGGACATGAAGCGCTGGGCTCAGTATCACAAGGAGCTGGCCGAGCGGTTCATGCCTGCCGCGATGCGGGGCGTCCGGGCGGCCGGAGCGCACGTGGTGGCATTGATGCACCAGCGGACGAGGACGGCGCCTCCGGCCAATCCTGGAGGCGTAGGCAGCGGTGGCGCGGTCAATACGGGCTACTACCTGCGCTCGTGGAAGTCGCAAGACGTGGCGGGTGGAGTGCGCGTGTATAACGCGGCGCCCTACGCGGGCGTGATCGAACACGGTCGGCGCAAGGGCGCGCCTCCGCCGAAGAAGGCCATCGTCGCCTGGTTGCGACGGCGGCTCGGCATGAGCCAGGTGGATGCGCTTAGTGCGGCGTGGCCGGTGGCGCGGGCCATCGGGCGGCGCGGGCTCAAGGGGCGCAAGGTGCTCGGCGGCGCGAAGAAGGAGACGGCGGACATCGCCATGGCTGAGATCGAGCGCGAACTGATGGCGGAGGTGAACCGGCGATGAGCTGCGGCGTGACCACAGTCAAGCGCGAGCTGCCCAGCGTGACGTCTCTGGAGCCGTTGCCGCCGGGCGTGCCGGGCACGCGGCTGGTGACGGAGGCCGATGACCCGATGGCATTGACGGCGCGGCGCGATTGCGATGCGCACGGAGCGCTGGTGCGCGGGCTGGCCGAGTACCTCGAGACACTGAGCATCGACAACGACGGCACGGCCTTGCGTTTCAAGAGCGTGGCGCAGGACTTTGCCGACGTGGAGGATCCGCACCTGTTCCCGCGGGCCGCGGTCTACAGCATGTCACTCGGGAACTACGACGCGAGCAACCTCACGCCGGTGATTCGCAGTCGGGCTAAGGTGTACGTCATGGGCGAGGAGGCGGTGTACCTGCTCAAGGCGTCCGAGTTGCGCCTGGACATCACGGTGGAGGTGTGGGCCACGGACAAGGACGCACGCCAGGCGCTCGTGGCGATGCTCGAGGATGCGTTCTGTCCGGTGGACTGGAAGTACGGCGCGCGGCTCGAGTTGCCGCACTATTACAACACGCGAGCGAACTACCAACTGACCGGGGTGACATACCTCGATTCCGACACCGAGGTGGCGCGGCGCAAGCGCGGTGCGATGGTGACCCTGTCGGCACAGGTGCCGGTGCTACGACCAATCGCGCTGCCAACGGCGCGCCCGCGCACGGAAGTGACCGTCTCGGAGGACTGCTAGCCAGAAGGAGAAAGACCATGCCAGGCTTCATTCGACGCTATACCTACGTGCCCTCCGCCGACGTGCTGGCGCAGATCGAGGGCTTCGTCATTCTCGACCTGCCACCGCCGGGCGCCATTGAGGGAGTGGGCGTCGGGGTGGCCTGCCTCATCGGCGAGTTCCAGGACATGACCTATGCGGTGAAAGTGGCCGGGGCCGGGGCTGCAGTTCCTGGTGCCGTGAGCACGAACCCGGTGCCGGTGGAGATCTACTCGGCGCAGGACTTGATCGACAAGCTTGGCGGGTTCGACTCGACCATCGGCAAGTTCGGCTCGGACTGCGGCAACGGGTTCATGGAACTGCGGAACAAGAAGTTCTCGCGGCTGGTTTGCGTGCCGATCAACCTATGTTCGGGCTTTGGCGTGCGCGTGTGGCGTGAATTGCCGTGCCCAACTAGCGCAACCGATCCGACTCCGGTGGTGCCGATTGTCCCGGCGAGCGTGCCGGCCGGGCGCGAGTTCATCAACTCGGCGAGCAAGCGGGTGCGCCTGGGTGCATCGGTGAAGTTCACCGACACGGTGGCCTATCTGCAGGGCGTGGACGGATCCGTGACGATCTCGGGTGGCGTGCAGCCGACGCAGACCTTCAACTCGGCGGGCTCGAACTTCGTGACCGCGGGTGTCAAGAAGGGCGACATCCTGGTGCTCAACGTGTACGGTGCGAACAACGCGAACCAGTATCGCGTGGTGAGCGTGACCACGGCGACGGCAATCGTGGTCGAGAAGATGAGCGGCGTGACGTTCGACTGGTTGACGCAGGCGGCGATGCCGTGGCGCCTCCACATCGGCGAGACGGCGGACAGCGGCCCGGCGAACTCCATCACCGAGGTGGTCGGGTGTTCGGTGCCCGCGCGCCCGCTCGATGCGCTGATCGCGGCGGCGGCGAACCTGACGCCGGTGGTCGTGCCTCCAGCGCGCTCGGCGACGAGTTGCGATCCGCTCTCGGGGTTGGCCAGCAAGACCGACCCGACTACGGGATTAGCCTACGAGCCGCTGGTGCAAGCTCCGAACGCGGCGAACGGTGCGTTGCTCGAGGGCCTGTATTCTTTGGCGCTCGATTCGCTCTTGACGGAGCAATCACCGGGCCGTGACGTGAACATCGTGTGGTGCGCACGCAAGATGGGGGTGAGCGGTGGCATTCCGACCGCGCTCCGAACGCACGTGCTGAATGCGTCGGCTCTGGGCCGCGGCCGGTGCGCTTGCATCTCGCCTCGGCTCACCGATCTGACGTTCGCCACCAACATGGGCACGGCGAGTCCCGGTGTTGGCGCGACGCGCGACGAGCGGTGCTTCTACTCGTGGCCGGGCCTGGCGACGTTCGTGCGCGAGGCGGTGGGCACCAACATCCTGAACGCCGACGGGAAGAACTACTCCGACGGCAATCTGGACGTGACCAGCGATGGCTGGCTCGCGGCCATCCTGAGCAACCTGGCGCCGGAGCGCAATCCGGGCCAGGCAGCCGACCCGGTCAAGACGGTCATGTCGCCGGTGCTTGGGTTCCAGCATGCAGCTCCAGTGCTGAACATGAACCACTACATCGCGATGAAGGCGCAGGGCATCTGCGCGCCACGCATCTCGCGCAACGTCGGGCCGATCTTCCAGTCCGGCGTGACCACGAGCTTGACCAGTGGGCAGACCAACATCAACCGGCGGCGCATGGCGGACTTCGTCGAGGACAGCATCGCCGAGCGCATGGTCGGGTTCTCGAAGCTGCCACTCTCGCAGGATCTCCAGGACCAGATCGTGGGCGAGCACGTCGAGTTCTTCGAGGGGCTGCTCTCGTCGAACAACCCGAAGTCGCAGCGCATCTCCGCCTATGCGCTGGATGCGAAGTCGGGCAACACGGCGCAGCTTCGCAAGAAGGGGATCTACGTGGTGCGGACGCAGGTGGAGATGCTGGCCACTGCGGATGTCATCGTGGGCCAGATCGAAGTCGGCCTGGGCGTTCTCAACGTGAAGTTCTCCTAGGAGGCAGTCATGGCACGAACGCTCATCCGCAACATCTCGGGCGCGCCGGTGACCCTACCGCCGCCCTACAACCGCATCATGCCGCCGGGCTCGGCAATCGAGATCGACGACCTGGCGGAGACGTTCTACTCGCGCATCGGTGGTGCCGCGGCGACCATGCGCGTGCTGGCGGTCAAGGAACTCGACTCGGCTCCGCGCGCCACGGTGGTCGAGCAGC